ACTGTTGTAAAAATCGTTGATGGAGATACTGTCGATGTTGATGTTGATCTTGGTTGGAATGTCGTTATTCGTGGGAGTAGTGGCCGCATTCGTTTGTTTGGAGTTGATACTCCCGAGTCTCGTACCCGTGACAAAACAGAAAAGAAATTCGGGCTTTTAGCTAAAAAGTTTGTAGAAGCTTTTATGCCAGTAGGTACAAAGGTTATTTTGAAAACCCATGAAAAAGGTAAATACGGCAGATACCTTGGAGATTTTAAAGTAGGCAGAAAATGGTTATGTAAAGAACTTTTAAAGCACCACCATGCTGTTGAATATACTGGACAAAACAAAGCAACCATTAAAAAAGCGCATCTAGCAAATAGGGAATTGGTAATTAAGAATGCCACTAAAGAAAATTGAATTAGCACCGGGAATTAATCGTGAGAATACACGTTATGCTACCGAAGGCGGGTGGTATGAAGGGGATAAAATTCGGTTTAGGCAAGGAACTCCTGAAAAAATAGGAGGTTGGGAGCGTATCTCTACAACTACTTTTTTAGGGGTATGTCGTTCGCTTTGGAACTGGGTGACTATTGGCGGCCAAAATCTGGTGGGGGTGGGAACTCACCTTAAATTCTACATAGAACGGGGTGGTTTTTACTATGATGTCACTCCTATACGTGCAACTACTGCGGCTGGCGATGTAACTTTTGCAGCGGTTAATGGGTCCTCTACTCTTACTGTTGCTGACACAGCTCACGGAGCTGCTCAAAATGATTTTGTAACCTTTTCTGGTGCTGTTTCCTTGGGGGGTAATATTACTGCTGCCGTACTTAACCAGGAGTATCAGGTGCTTTTGGTAGTTGATGAAAATTCCTACACGATTACTGCCAAAGATACGGCAGGGGCAACCGTAACCGCCAATGCCAGTGATACAGGTAACGGCGGAGGTGTTGTAGTTGGGGAGTATCAAATCACTACGGGCAGTGCTATTGGTGTACCTTTTACTGGGTGGGGTGCAGGTGCGTGGGGAAGTGGTACATGGGGTACGGGGGGCACAACTACCCAGCCACTCCGATTATGGAGCCAGACTAATTTTGGTGAGGATTTGGTGTTTGCTTACAGAGGTGGGCCTCTTCTTTACTGGGATGCAAGCACAGGAACTGCAGTACGTGGCAAAATTGTTGATGCTACAAATTACCCCACCTCCAGTGATGTCCCTACAGCCGTTAACTATTCGTTTGTTTCAGATATAAGCCGTTTTGTGTTTGCTTTCGGAGCCAATGCTCTGGGTGAAACACTTATTGATCCTATGCTTATTCGTTGGTCTGACCAAGAAAGTTTTATTAACTGGACTCCAGACGCAACTAATCAAGCAGGTAGTTTAAAATTGTCACATGGCACTGAAATTGTTACCGCTACTCAAGCACGACAAGAAATATTAATTTGGTCTGATTCAGCTATCTATTCTTTACAGTACTTAGGTTACCCCGATGTGTGGGGAGCACAGCTTTTAGGCGATAACATATCTATTGCCGGGCAAAACGCCACAGTATATGCGGCTGGTGTAGCTTTCTGGATGGGTAGAGACAAGTTCTACACTTATGATGGCACAGTAATGCCTCTTCCTTCTAATGTACGGCGTTATGTTTTTAGTGACATCAACAGTGCTCAATACGCGCAAGTGTGTGCCGGAACTAATGAAGGGTTTAACGAAGTGTGGTGGTTTTATTGTTCTTCAGGTTCTACTACTAACGATAGGTATGTGGTCTACAACTACGTAGAAAATTTGTGGTTTTATGGTACGTTGGGGCGCACGGCGTGGTTGGATTCTGGGTTGCGAGCTTTCCCACTTGCAGCCACGTATAACTATAACTTGGTCAACCATGAAGTGGGAACCGACGATAATGAAACGGCAGTTGCTACTGCTATTACAGCCTCTGTAACTTCTTCCGAATTTGATCTGGAAGACGGCCATCAATTTGCTTTTATTCGGCGTGTTCTTCCTGATGTTACGTTTACAGGTTCTACAGCAGGTAGCCCTGCTTTAACTATGTCTCTGTTACCTTTGCAAAATTCAGGTTCGGGGTATAACTCTCCGTTGTCGGAGGGAGGAGATAGCTCCGCTACAGTAACGCGTATTGCTACAGTGCCTATAGAAGAGTTTACAGGACAGGCTTTTGTACGTGTGCGAGGACGGCAGTTGGCCGTAAAAATTGAATCTACCGCTTTGGGAGTAGCGTGGCAGCTAGGCGCTCCGCGATTGGATATACGTCCTGATGGCAGGAGATAAAGTTTATGGCATCTCCTCCCGAACTGAAAGTGGTAGCCCCTGCACTTCCCAAGCCACCAATTGGTTACAATAAAGGTTATACGGATCAGTTTAATAACATTTTGCGGTTGTATTTTAATCGTATAGACAGGGCATTAAGTATTCTTATGGCTACTCAAGTACCTTATAATCTTAGAGTTTCCCAAGGAGCTGTAGCTGGAGCTTCTACTGTTTCTAAGTTTGGGTATAACTCAGACGTAGATACAGGAGAGGAAACTGTTTGGACGCAAGGAGGGTTGTATGCTTACCCCTCCTCTGCTGCTGTAGTTTATATAAGTAGTTCAGATGCAAACGATACGGTGGCAGGGACAGGTGCTCGGACGGTTACAGTTGAAGGGCTTGATGCTACTTACGGGGCAATTACGGAAACTGTTAATTTAAACGGGCAAACCCAGGTAGCTACTACTAAACAGTATCTGAGAATTAATAGGACGTATGTAGTTACCGCAGGTTCAGGTGGTACAGGAGCAGGTGTTATTTATGTAGCTACTAGCGGAGCAGCAAGTGGAGTGCCTACGGGTACTACCTATGCAGCTATTGTTGCAGGTGAAAACCAAAGTCAGATGGCTGTCTATACGGTCCCCGCTGCTTACTCTTTGTATATAGACAATGTTTACTTCACGGCAGCGGTTTCAGCTACTACGAATCACGTTATTGCTAAACTGGCAACAAGAGATTTAAACGGGGTGTTTAGAAGTAAAACAACAAACATATTAGAAAACAGCCCTTTAATTAACAATTTTGAATTTCCTTTAAAAGTAAACGCAAAAACAGATATTGAATGCCGCGCTTCTGGCTCTACTACTAATAATCAAGTAAGTGCTTCTTTTGAAGGAGCTTTAATAGCAGATTGATATGGCAAAACGTGCACCCAGTGAAATATTATTTGAAGCTGCTACAGCAGGTGTAACTCCTGGTACGAAGGGGGCCAGTAGTGGGTTTGACATGGTGGACGGTACTCCAGTTCCCGAAGATCGTTCTGTCAGAAGATTTGATGGAGATGATTGGAAGACAAGCATACTTGGCAGCAGTCCCTTTGGAGGAGTAGTATCCGGCTCCTCGGGGTTGTCTCCGGGTTCCTACGACCCTGACACAGGGATGCCTGGTCAAGCGGGTCTAACGGCTGGGATTACTTCAGCTAAAAACTTCTATGGCAATGCTTTAGACAACCACATAACCAATTTAATGGCTGCTGATTGGCAAGGGAATATTGGTCCTTCTCTTAATCGCCCTGGGGCTAACGTAAGAGATTGGGTTAACGAGCTTGGATATAAGGACAAGCTTAAAGAAATACGAAACCGTCACGGGTTAGGGGAGACTCTTTTCCATGATGATGGGACGGCTTTTACAGCCGACGAAACTGAAGCTTATAACATAAGTGAATTAGACGCGCTTGATTCTCAATACGGCATGGATCGAAATGAATTTGATGCTTTAGTAGCTACTCTTAAAGAGGAAGAAGAAAACAAAAAAGGAGTGGTTGACAAAGTTATAGATAGCTTTACTAACGTGGATTGGGGTGGAACCTCAGCAGATGCTGCTGCGGTCAACTTGGACGCACAAAATGCCGTAGGTGAAAGCATAATAGAGAATCTAACACCGGAACAAGAAGCCGCCTTGCGTACTTATACCGATCTAACTCTTAATTTTGGTAGAAGCGCTTTGACAGGGACTCGTCTTGTAAGCGATGCGTTTGGTGCCAGTAACCCTGTTTCGGATGTTCTTCAAGCGGGTGAAGATTATATATGGGAAGGCATGTCACCCGTAGCCCACGCAGATGCAGCAACAATTAACGCAATAGGGGACAGGGTAGCCGGAGAAGATTGGTGGACTCAGTTAAAAGGAGCTGGAGAAGCTTTTATGACGGCTCCTGGAATGATGCTCACTAATGCTGGAGGTACTACCCTCCCTACAATATTGGCAGCGGCGGCTACGGGGGGTGTGGGTCTTGGGGCTATCGGTGCTGCCCAAGGAGCTGGAACGGCTAAAAATGCTATTTACCAAAATATTTATGACACCCTTATAGCGGATGGAATTCCCGCAGATATTGCAGAGAGTACTGCGTTGGAGGCTCAATCATATACGGGTGATAACGTACAAATGATAGCACTTAATGCAGCATTGGGGGCTTTTGCAGCGCGTGTTGGTGTGGAGTCTCAAGTTAAAAAACTTATAGATATGGGGTTGGGTAAAGCAGCTGTTTTAGATGCCATAAAAACCGCAGGGATAAATGCGGCACTTGAAGGGCTTACTGAGGGATCAGAAGGGTATGCGGAGCAAGCGGCTGTTAATGCAGCTCGTGAGGTTATAGGGTATGAGAGTGAAGGCGGGGAGATGTTTAATGCTGGGATAGAGGCAGCGTCAGGAATGGGGGTTTCGGCACTGCCAGGTTTAGCTGAAATTGGAGGTTCTACTTACAATTGGGCAACGAATGATGCTGCTGAATTAACCGGGCTATCAGGTGGGGAAGGAGCTACGGCTGCGGAACTCTCGGATGTAGTGGCTGATTCTAATGCGGCTATTGCTACTTTAAATGATACGACTACAGCGCCAACTACAGCACCGACTACAGCACCGACTACAGCGCCGACTACAGCGCCGACTACAGCGCCGACTACAGCGCCGACTACAGCGCCAACTACAGCACCGACTACAGCGCCAACTACAGCGCCAACTACAGCACCGACTACAGCGCCGACTACAGCGCCAACTACAGCGCCAAC